TACCCTGAAGATAATTTTGCTGCTATAACTTATACTGGTAATGGTGGAACTCAAAAAATTGCTACTGATTTTAAACCTGACTTGGTTTGGATGAAGGGAAGAGATACATCAGGGAAATGGAATGTTTTTTATGATTCTATCAGAGGTGCTACTAAAATGATTTCTTCTAATCAAACAAATGCTGAAATGACTTACGGAAGCGTTACTATGGATAGTAATAGTTTTACATTAGGTTCTGGCTTTGGAGATGGAAATACAAATAACGAAAACTACGTCGCTTGGACTTGGAAAGTTGCAGGCCATGAATATAAATCTGCTAATTTTAACGGTAGTAATAGCCATATTGATATAGGAGATGTCATACCTAATACTGATACTGACTATTCTGTATCTACTTGGATTAATATTGATTCAGGATTTACTTCAGGAAATAGAACTATTCTAGGTGCTGCTACTGGTTCTTCAGGAACGGAGGGTTCTTTTAGATTACAGTTAACTTATGTTTCTGCAAATACATATAAAATAACAATAGCAAGAACAGTAGCTACTTCAGGAACTAATTTTTACTATAGTTCAAGTTGGACTGCTTCGAGTATCAATACAAGACAATGGTATAATATTGTTGCAACTTATAATAGCACAGGTAGAGTTGGTAAAACATATTTAAATGGAGCTGCTGTTGATAGTTTTGCTTTAACTACGTCGGCATCGGTATCCCCTGTAAACAACGATTTGATAGGTGGTCAAAGGACTAATACAGCTAAATGGCTTGGCAAAATAGACCAATTTAGAATATTTAACAAGGCAATTAGTCCCTCAGAAGTTACAACATTATATAATGAAACTAAAAGTACAGTTAACACGTTACAGGTTTTAGGGGATGCATCGTGTATAGTAACATATAGATTAAACGGAGACGCTCGTGATTTATCAGGTAATTATAATGGCACAGAAAGCAATATTGATTATAATACAGGAAGTCACTTCGCTTATAACATTTATGAAAACAAAGCTAGAACATTTAGTCATAAGGCTTCTGATTTAAGCTTGAATACTGGAACTATTTCGCCTGATTCAATTAATGCTAATAGAGATAATGGATTTAGTATTATTAAATATACTGGAACAGGAGTGCAGCACAGCATGTCTCATGGTTTATCCCAACCCCCTGAAATAACATTTACTAAAAGATTAGATAATACAAGTAATTGGCTTGTGTACTCTAAATCATTAGGCTTAAGTCACACAAGTTATCCAAATTGGTTATATTTAAATGCTACAAGTAGTGAACAAGACAGCTCAAACTCAGTTAATCATCCTTATTATCAAAAACCATCTTCTTCTTTAATTTATCAAAATATAGGAACTAGCGAAACAACAAACGTAAGCAATGAAAAATATATTACGTACGCTTGGCATTCTGTTCCTGGATTTAGTAAAATAGGTTCGTATACTGGAAATGGATCTACAAACGGGCCTACTATATATTTAGGTTTCGAAGCTGCGTTTATAATGGTAAAACCAATTACTGTTAGTGATAACTGGTCTATATGGGATAACAAAAGAGATCCTGGAAATCCAAATGATCAAATATTAGTGCCTAATAATAGTGGTAACGAAAGCGCAAATGGTTTTGGAAGATATGATATTAATATAAATTCAGATAATTTTCAAATATTAAGAACTGATGGACAAATAAATAGTAATAATCAAAGGTATCTATATATGGCATTTGCACACAGATAAAAATACATAATAAATACTTATATTCACTTAAATTTTATACAATGAAAAAACAAATTAAAACAGAAGAGTTAGCAAAATTACAAAATTTAGCAACAGTTATTAAAACAACTCAAGAGCAAGTAGGAGTGTTAGAAACACAAAAGCACGTGTTATTACATAAATACGATATACTAAGCCAAGAGTTAAATAAATTTAAATCAGAGCTACAAGAAACATACGGTGACGTAAGCATAGACATTAAAGATGGTAGCTTTAAAAAAATTAAAAATGAATCTAATAAGAAAGATTAGTATTGGTCGTGATTATAAAAATGACGCAATGCATTATAGTGTAGGGCAAGAAGTTTTTGGTGGTCATATGATAACAGAAATTATTGAAGAAAAAGACAGCTATAATATATTTATAGAAAAAAACGAAGAGGTTTTGCCTTGGAAAAATTTTAATAAAAACATGGCAATAGCTGTAGAATACGATTTAACTTATTAATGAAACATCTATATGCTTATATTGTAGAACCTGTAAATGGAAGATATTCTAACAACAAAAAAGTTGGTGATACAAACTTATTACTTAATACTTCTATAGAGGATCACAAGTATGTTAATAGATTAGGTAAAATAATAGAAAAACCTATAAATATAGATATAGATTATTTAGAAGTAAATGATTTAGTTATAGTTCACCACAACATATTTAGACGTTTTAATGATGTTAGAGGCAAAGAAAAAAATGGGATGAGTTTTCTGCAAGAAAACAAATATATGTGTTACTCTGATCAAATTTTTTTATATAAAAGAAATAACAAGTGGCACACTCCACCAGGATTTTGTTTTGTTAAGCCTATTGTTAACGAAGATAAGTTTATAACAGATAAAGAAAAACCACTAACAGGTATATTAAAATATAATAATAGTACGTTAAAAACTATAGAAAACATACAAGATAATGATGTTGTTGGTTTTACACCTAATAGTGAATATGAGTTTGTTATAGATGGTGAAAGGTTATATAGGGTACAATTAAATTCAATATCAATTAATTATGGAAGCAAAACAACTGAAATCGAATATAATCCAAGCTGGTTATAAAGCTGTACATGAGTTAATAAGAGTTGCAGAAGAAGAAATAATTGTTGAAGGGGATGATGAATTAGCGGCTGATAGATTAAAAAACGCTGCTGCAACTAAAAAGCTTGCAATATTCGATGCTTTTGAAATATTATCACGTATTGAAAATGAAAAAAGTATGATTGATAATAAAGACACTGACGAAAAGAAAAATTTCGGTGGTTTTGCAGAAAGAAGATCTAAGTAATGTACGAGCAAACTTTAATAAAAACTATAACACCTATAAAGGAAAATGTACTTAAAAAAAATAATAGGTACAAGAAGTGGAAATATGGTTACAATAAAGAACATGATGTTATTGTTATAAGTAAAGATGGTACCTTAGGTCAAGTAGTAGAAATACAAAACCTTAAAATAGGTTTGCCTTTAATTTCAAAAATTGATAAAAACTTAAATAAATGGACACCTAAAGATCTACCAAAGGAATTTAAAAATATAAAAACTATATTTGATTGGGAATCATATCCAGAAGATTTTAAAAATAAATGGTATAATTATATTGATGAAGAGTTCGAAAGACGTGATAATGGCTATTGGTTTAAAAACAATGAAAAACATACTTATATTACTGGTACTCACTACATGTATTTGCAATGGACAAAAATTGACGTTGGAAGACCAGATTATCGCGAAGCCAATAGGATATTTTTTATATTTTGGGAAGCTTGCAAGGCCGATTACAGATCATATGGTATATGTTATCTCAAAAACAGACGATCAGGATTTTCGTTCATGGCCTCTGGAGAAACAGTTAACCAAGCTACAATATCTAAAGATTCAAGATTCGGTATCTTATCAAAAACAGGTGCTGATGCAAAAAAGATGTTTACCGACAAAGTTGTCCCAATATCAGTTAATTACCCATTTTTCTTTAAACCAATACAAGATGGTATGGACAGACCCAAGACAGAGCTTGCTTACAGAGTTCCGGCATCAAAGCTTACAAGAAATAGCCTCAAGGCTACCATGGAATCTGAAATTGGAGTTCAAGAGGGTCTTGATACAACCATTGATTGGAAAAACACAGGTGACAACTCTTATGATGGAGAAAAGCTTCGACTTTTAGTACACGACGAAAGCGGTAAATGGGAAAGACCAGATAATATATTAAATAACTGGAGAGTTACTAAAAC